GCATGGCGTTGCCCAAAAGGCCTGTAACGCTCAGGCGAATGCCCGCATTATTGTAGGGGTTACCCATGCCAAGATTGTATAGCACAACCGGAGTCACCGTGTAGCCGGTGACCGCGACCGCGCTGGACAGTGTGGTCGTTACGGACAGGACATAGGTGCCTGTCCCCCCGGTGCCGGTGCCCAGCGCGGTGATGAATGCCCCGGCCGGGATGCCGATACCCTTGACCAACTGGCCAACCGCAAAGCTGCCGCTGGTCGGCGCCGTGGTGACGTTGAGGGAATAGACCCCGGAGGACACCGTGATGTTGGCCTGCGCACCCGTAACCGCCGAAACAGGTGCGGTTAGCTGGATGCCATCCTTTTCGCTCAGCGTTCCCGTGTAGATTTTGGTGGCCGTACCGCTTCCAGCATAGGCCAGCTTACCCAGGTCGGTCATCGCGGTGCTGGCGCCAAGGAAGCGCGCGCGCCACTGAGCGCGGGCGATGTTTCCCTTGCCGTCGGGGTGCACGCCGTCCGACATAAAGCCCAGCGAATTGGCCGTGGTATAGTTCGGCAGACCCAAATAATAGCGGTCATCGTAATAGGCGCAGCCCAAGCTATCGGCCAGCGCTTTGCGGACGGGGGTGTAGCTGGGCCAGTTGTTGGTCGCGGCGTCCGTCGGGTCAAGCGCCTGCACGATGGTGATCAGCGGCGTGATGGTGGAAACCTGCTGGAACAGGCCAATGATGGTGGTCAGGATCGTCTGGAAAGCTGTGGCATTCGTGGTGATCCGGTCATTCATGCCGCCGTCCAGCCAGACCACCTTGGGCGCGCATTGCGTCATGAAAGTGGCGAAACTTGCTGCATCCAGCGCTGCAACCGTGGCCGCCGTGCGTCCGCCACGCGCTATGTTGAAAGGACGAAATTTGGTGGCGTCGTAAATGTAATCCGCGCCATACGTCACCGCCGGGCCAGTGGGGTTGGTGGTGCCCGGCGCCCAGTCGATGCGCTGGCCCCATGCCCCTCCGGTGGAAGCGGTGGGATTGGTCAGCGTGAGATAGGCGAGTTGATAGGTTGCGGCATAACAGTCGATGATGGTCGGTGTACCGGTGTTGCCCGCATCATTGATACGCAGGCCTCCGAGATCAGGCCCCTTGAGATAAAAGAACGTGGCCGTCTTCCACTGGGCTTCAGGGACCCACGTATAATAGGCGCCAGAGCCGGGCAGAATATTGCCACCAGCGAACGGCGAATAAGGGCCATACAGAGCGTCCGTAGCGGTGCCATCATCCATGGCGAATTCAGCGGTGCCGCCCGTGCAGAAAAACCCTGCGCCGCTTTCCTGCGCCGAGCCATAACCGTGCGTTTCGTAGCCGGGGCCGCCATAGCCAAGATTCGCGCGCATGATGGCATAGTAGAGCAGCCGCCACGTCGTCGGGTTGGTCGTTCCCGCCCCTGCCGTCAGGCTGTCGAGCAGGAAACAGTGCATGCCGCCCATGGCCGCAATATTCTGCGGCAGCCGCGCAAGGCGGCGGATGGCCGGGTCCACCATGTCCTGAACAGTGCCCGCGGGCGATACGCCTACCAGTGCAGCGCCGCTAGCAGACGCAAGGGTAGCGCTAGATGCCGTAGTGGCAGCCGCAGCAGCAGCGCTAGCCGATGCATCGGCATAGGTGTTGGATGCCTGAGATTGGACGGCAAAAGCCGATGCCATAGCAGTAGACGACGCAGCATAAGCCGAAACATCATCCGGAGAAACCTGAATGTTGATACCAGACTTCCACCCCACAAGGCGGTCAGTCGAGGCCAACGGGCTTTCGCTCAGGAATCCAGAAAACTGCGCATAGGTATCAGACATCACAAATCCTTCGGGGTAACGGGCTTAACGCCTTCGCTATAGATCGGAATGCCATCGCCTTCCGTCACCAGATACTTGCCATCCTCAGATGACAAAGGAGCGGCAATGAACACGCTGGGAAGCTCTGGTGAAGCATTAGGCCGAGGGACACCTTCAGGGTAAACAATCGGCGTCCGCATCGTGTCGGGTAGGGGATCGAAGCAATCACTACAAACGCGTAGGCCGCTCCATTCCTTCTGCAATTCATCGAGCCTAAACTTGAAGGCGCACCGCTGGCATTGACCATACGCTCCGTTGTGCCGGTATTCGTAGGGAACAATGCGCATTGGCGCGCCTCCTTAGCTTAAGCATTCATCGTGGTTTTTAGCTTACGCTATCAACCGGCGCCGGTATTACCCAGCACGCCACGCCAGTCACCCACACCAGCGCTAAAGCGCATGGTGGCCTTGGCCTTGGCATTGTCCGTGTCGAATTCATTGTCCTTCGACAGCGAGACTTCGCGGCGCCACATGCTCATCAGGCCGTTGGGAACATCGGTCTGCACATACCACGAATCCATGTCCGCGATATATTTCGACACCACCACATCAGGCACGACGCTCATGGCGTTCAAGGCGTTGATGTTGTTCATCGACGAACCGGACTGCAAAACCGAGTTCAGCACACGGGTAACGTTGAACGCATCCTCGGGATTGATGATGATGCGCTTGATGCCCGCATTGATCGGGATGCCGCGATTGTTCGTCAGGCGCCAAGCAACCTTGGTGGCGTCTTCCATGGCGGCTTCCGAGAAGTCGGCAGCGGTCAAGAGGTTCGACTGGCTGCCCGACAGCGTGGGATGCGCAGCCGAGAACAGTGCAGCACCATCACCGATCGCATAGCTCGTGTCGAAGCCACGGTTGAACACGTTGGCATGAACGTATTCGGTGGTGGTGCGCATCGACCACGCAAGGTTGGCAGCGCGAGCGCGGCTCAGCTCGTCATACTGGTTGTCCTCCAGTTCCTCCTGCGTCACGATGTAGCCGAGGCCGTAGACAACGTGGGTGAACAGCGACGTGTAACCCTGACTGTCGCTGTCATACTGGATCGGCGCGCCTTCCGACTTGGACGGCGCCAGACCAAACGTGGTGCCTTCCGAAACGCGCTCTTGGAACTTGTCCGACGAACCCTTTTCGAAATACTGCGACCAAGTGGCCGGAACCTTGTCGTAGGAAAGGCCGAACCACTTCTTGACGCCCGGCCAGAGGGCATCCGGATGGGCGGAACGAGTGATAATACCTGCCATAACTCAATACTCCCCTTAGACGCCGGTCGAACCAGCCGCGCCCGTTTCAGTGGGCAGATTGATGGCGACGAGCCATTTGGCATTCGCGCCGATGGCGTTATCGATGCGCTGTTGCACGGCGATCAGGCGAAGCTGCAAGGTCGCAGTCGTTGCCGCCGTGTTCGAGTCGATCTGGAAACCGGAAAAGCCGGTAGCAGTCGAGCCGGTGCCAGCCACCACGTTGACGTTCTGCCCAATATTGGTCGATGCAAGCGCCGAGGGCGTGCTGTTTTCCTGCATCTCGAACAGAAGCGCCGGATCATCAGCTACATAGATATACATCGCGGTCGATGCGGGCCGATATTTCAGCGGAAACGGACCAGTCGGCTCAAAGCCAATGACCACGCCGGTAATCCGGTTGGTGGCGCCAGCAGTAGCGCGGGTTGCGGTCGGGACGCCATTGGTATCGCCGTCGCCAGCGATGATGACAGGATCGCCAACAAACAGCGCCGTGGCGTCAGTCGCAGGCACATAATACCGGCGAGACTGACCATTCCACGGCGCGCCATTGCGATAGCGGACGGGCAAAAGGCCCATCGGTGCATTCGAGTTAGCCATAGATTAAACCCCTTTCGGGGCCTAATCAAAGCCCCGCTTTGCGAGAGATCGAGTTGCCTGCCGGAACGTAATCAACCGACTGGCTACGCTTGCCTTCAGGATCGGAAATCTGGCCATTCAGCACATGGTTCTCGCGTTCATCAAGGATCCGCGATTGCTTGCGCTTATCTTCCTCAGCCCAATCCTTATACTTCTCCATCAGGACAAGTTTGCCTTCGCTATCGCGGGCCTCCGCAACAGGATCGACGTTGGGGGTAATATCCCAGTCATTCGCGTGCATGGCAGCCTGACGGCCAGCAGCATCACGAACCCACCTGGCGGTCTTACCCTCGCGCTCAAGGCGCTCTCGAACTTCAGGAGGAATCGAAAGAGCCATGCGGCCCATGCGATCCAAGTCGCCATCATCACGGCGGCGGCGCTCTCTGCGCAACTCGGTAGCGCGATTACTCAGCGCTGTTTCTGTTGCAACGGGCTGTTCAACTTCGGGCCGCTCACCCTGCGCTTGCACTGCTCGACGCTCATAGTGCCCTCTAGGCATATCTGTTTCTCCTTATGCACGAAGTGTGCCAATTGTCAAGCGATTGCAGAATGGGCTTATTGACCGGCCCAATAGTCCTTGGCGTATTCAACCTTAGATTGCTCCACATCGAGGCAGAACTTGTCCTTGTAGAGCTTGGCATAGCTTTCAGCCGCGCGCTTCACATCGGCGGGAAGGTCTGCAAAACCTTTTTCCCGCTTGACTTGCACAGCGCGACCCGGAGCATTGACAGCGGCGGGTGTCTTTGCAGGCGCAACGCCCATCAATTCGGGAAACCGCTTGCGCATGGCAGATTCCACGGCTTCGATCTGCTCTGCGTAGCTCTTGCCCTTGGCGTGTTCGCGCTGGCTGACAGCCACAGCATAGGCGGTTGCGTCCTCGTCCTTGCCATACCACGGATTGCGCGTGGCAAAGTCCTGCTCAACATTCTTGGCAGGCGCAAGGTCAACGGCCTCGTTTTGCAGGCTGTTCAATTCCTGCATGGCCTTAGCCGCGGCCTGTGCATCCTGATTGGCCACCGCCTCGTTAAAGCGCGCCTGCAAGTCATCAGCCTGCCGCTTGAGCGCGCGCTCAGTCTGCTTACTGCTAGCCTCTGCCATGCGATTGATCTGCTCACGCATGGACCGCATGTCTTGCTTAAGGCCGCGATTGATCTCGCGTTCCTTCTTGATCCATTCGGCAGCAGACTTGCGCTTTTCCTCGGGAACACCCTCGCCATCGGGCTTCCAACCCATTTCGGCGGCAAGCTGCTCGACCTCAGTTAGGTCATGCTGGGCTTCAGATTCCGAAGGTGCGGTTGCATCAAGGTCGATGGCGTTGCCATCAGTGATTACCTCGGAGGTTTCGTCGGTCATAAATTATCCTTCCACCTGCGCAAGACGCTCGCGCAGCAGGTAGCCCTCAAATGCCCAGATCTTGTTGCGCGCGTTGTCGCGGGCGATCTTGCGGCCAATTTCGCGGTCGAAGTTTTCCGAGGAAGCCGCCGCACTTTCGCCGGTGACGATGAAACCATTGCGCAGTTTGAGTGCGCAGACAGTCAACGTCGTACCCTCGAACACGTGATAATCTTCGCTGGCGATGGCTGCATCGATATGGGTGGGGGTGAGGCGGGGGGCATTCAGGCCCTTGCGCTGAATTTCGGCTTCGAGTGCGGTTTCGTCGGTCACGCGAATGCCTCCTCGTCAATAATCGCGGCAATGTCCTTATCAAGCAACAGGCGGTAATCCTTGCTGTCGGCGCCCTTGGTAATCAGACCGGCCAGCTTGGCAAACTGCACAGCGTCACCAGCCTTCGGCGCGTTTCCGCCAAAATTGGCAAAATCGAACGCAGCAGGACTCAAGTCGATGATGCGGCCACGGACCTGCACAAGGCGCTCCTTGTCCTGCGCTTGGTCGGGAATATAGACGCTGCCGATTTTCTCGGTGACAGGCTCAACGGCCACCAGCACGTTGAATCCCATGGGCTTGATGCCCGGCTTGCAGTCTTCCAGCTTCGGAATGTTACTCACTCATTGCCTCCTTTGGCTTTACTCGCCGTCTACCGGCATCTGGTCTTGCGCTTGGCAAAAGCCCTCATAGGACGTTTCACCAATGGCGCGATAGGAATCCGCTCGGGTACGCAGCTCCAAAAGCAGGTTAGCGTCAGTCGCTCCCTGCTCCCACGACTCCTGCACCCATGCCTGCATCTGCCGTTGCGCCTGCGCCTCCAAGGCTTTGAGCACCCATCGGGTCGCCGGATGCTCCTGCCAACTCAGGAACTCCTCCCGAGTAACCGGCGCTCTGGCCAAGCTTGTGACCGACATTGACTCCAATCTCCGTTGCTTGGGCCGATGCCTTCTGGGCATTGGCTACATTAAGGTCTGCTGCCGTCGTCTCGCGCTTGATCTTCGCAAGCATCAGCGGATCAGGCTGCGGCTGGCCCTGCGGCATCAGCGCGTTAATGTCCTCGATCCCAGCCGCCTCAAGAGCGCGCCGGTTGATCTCCATGTCATTGAGGCCATTGCCGCGCATACCAAGCAGGAACTGCGCCTTCGCCATCTGCTGCATTTTGGTGACGCTGGTCGGATCGGCAACCGGCTTGATGTCCATGTCCTTCTCTGCGAAATCCTTCACAAAGTCGGCTTCGGGATCGTCCAGAACATTCATGTAATCTTCCGCAACTTTCTGGCTACCATAAGATGCCAAGTCCTCGCGGATGATCTGGAATTCCTTGCCCAGCGAGCGGTAGACGCGCTTGTAGATCGCGGTGAACACGGACAAGCCCTGCTCGATCATAGCCAGCGTGGTGCCTACCGGAGCCTGATTGCTAGCCTCGCCTGTCATCACGTCCTTGACGCTGGTAATATCCTTAGCCGCCCCCAGCATCATTTCGAGCATGTGCATCAGAATGGGCGAAGGCGATGGGAATGTGCGCTCGACAATCCCCGCACGAAGATCGCCAGACGCCACGCTAACCTGCTTATATTCACCCGGCATCCAACGCATGGTTTCAGGACGCTTGTCGCCCTGCAAGCGCAGGCCAGCCGCAATAAAGCCACCTCCTGCGATCTGGGCAAAGCCTGCGTCAAAGGTCTGGTTGATACAGGTGTTGATGATGTCCGAAAGCTGCTCGAGCAAATGCCCAAAGCCGGTGTTGTAAAAGCCGCCCTTGAATGCAGGCAGGAACGGATACTTGACGTAGTAGCACTTGCGCTTGACGCGCACCACGCTGCCATCATCGTCAAGCTCCACATCGTCCGGGCTAAAGTCTGCCTCGATGCGCAAAACCTGCTGCGTCTCATGGTCAATGGTGATGATGTAAGGCTCGTCTACGCCGTCGCCATCGAAGTCAGCAAGCCGGTGCTGTTCCAGCAGCAAGCGAGGCGCTTCCTCGTCATCGCTGGTCGGCGTTAGGGTTACATCGCGGTAAAACCCCATCGCGATCCGTTCGCGGATCTGGAACGGGAAAACGTCAGGCATCCGTTCGGTGATGCGCGGCGAACCATCCAGAGTTTTCGCGCTGTTCGGCACAACAAGATTAAGCGCTGACACGTAGGCCGCGCATTCCTTGTTCTCACGCGCGTCCCACCAGAGCTTGCGAAAGCCACACCCCACAATCGGAATCTGGTTGAGGAGATCGTCCGTATCCTCCTCCCAATCATCCATGCGGAACTCGATATAGACGTTGAGGTAATCCGACATGCGATCAGCGCGCTTCTGCTTGGCGCCCGGTGCGATCTGCCAAGCCTGTTGCGGCGGCTGGATCTGCTGGCCAGTCTGCTGTGCCTGCATCATGGCTTGCTGCGCTTGGCCCATTGTCATCGGCTGGCCATTGACCATCACCAGCGGAGTGCGATCAGGGCCTACAAGCGGACGGCCATTGTCGCTGCCGATCACCTTGCACTTGACAATGGAGCCAGTCTTGCAAATCGCAGGATAGGCGCGCGCGTTAAACTGCTGCGCAGCCACGGTAAGGATCGGGTAATTCACAAACGACCGGCGATAAGGCGGAGGATTCTGCACCTCAACACGCTCTTGCGCAGCCCGCTTTATGCCATCCTCTGCGCCGCGCTTCCATTCCTCGCGGCTGGCCTCATCCAGCTCATAATCGCGCACAGCATCATGACCAAGCGTGGTCAACACGCTATCATCGAGCATGTCCGAAACATCGCCATGGGTCTGCGCGATCTTGGCGAGGAAGGCGATGCCAGAAGTGGGCGCTGGGGCTTCTGCGCCTTCGCCACCATCCATTGCGCCTATATTGTCTTCTGGAAAATGCGCTACGAGGTCGTCGCCCTTAATTTCTGTTTTAGCCATTTCCCAACCCCTTTAGAGACTACTTTTCCGTACTTTCGTGCGCATACGGAGTTATCGGTTTTTCGCGCTTGGTGTTCCCATAATCATAATACCCGCGATTACACTCCAAAATAGCCTCGTAGCCTTCTTCCACGCCGCGCAGAGCATCCTCAATTTCCGTATATAACTGCTCAATATCTGGGTGCAACTTACCCTTAATACTCTTACGCATATCTCGCACGCGGTCAGCCGCTATAGAGCAGCGCGCAACCCATGCAGGCAAAGGGCAACCGAACCCGCTCACTTCCCATATTCGATCATTGTCGCCCCCTTTAGATTCCACATTAGTGCGCAAATGGCGGTTTACATGCTGGCGGCTCTGGTTGCAAGGTTTGGGTTAGTATCCCGTGCTACTCGAAACCCTTGGTTCATCACGTTCCCACGAGCCGCCAAAGTCATCGTTAACTGCATCAATGAACGCTGCCTTTCCGAGTGCAATCAGCCCAAAAGCATCGCTGCCGTGGCTGGACCAATCATGCTCTGGCCCCAAGCCAATACCTCGCTTATCGTCCTTCTTCTCGTGATACGCGCTAATAGCCTC